ATTGTTATTTCAGACATACATCTCATCGTTAAAGGATACATAGTTTGCCATAAGTCCAGAACTTGCTCTATCGCTATTTCGACTTATAAAGCCGCCCGTTGTATCGCACCAATTTGGAATTATAAAAGCAAAACAAAGCCGTTCTCCTTCTTTTACTCGTAAAACTCTGTCAACATAAACAAAAGTATTATCTTGCGTTAAAGGGCTTCTAATACTTACCCCTACAACAGGCACTGGAGTACCTTTTGAGTCGTTACTCTCTCTACAAACTGAAACCTGCAAATAAAAGTCATTATTCCAGGAGATAGACAAACACCCATTAAATCTGACCCTCCCATTCCGTTTAAATACAATCCATTTTTTATCATCTGATAGCTCAATCAAATTGCCTAAACTATTATCAGACGCTTCAAGCGGGATTATATTTCGGGTATCTTTGGGGTAGTCGGATAATTTTAAATCGGATGCTACATATCCATATAAATAATTAAAGGACAGATCACCATTTAACTTAGTAAGCATGTCCATCAGCGCCTTCCCTTGTGCTGCCGACAACGGCAGATCTGACCGATTTGTCACGCAGTTATTGACGATATGCCCCAGCAGACACGCTCCTTTAAATGCCGCCTTGATATTACTGAGCAACGTCGGCAAGCCAAACCCTGACTTAATCCCATCGATAGCGCTCGATGCTTCCGGAAGTAAAGCGCCGCCAGAGTAGTCCTCAAACGTTGGTGCATTTAACTTCTCCAGTTCTTCATCCGCCATGTCCCAGTTTCCATTCTGGTCTTGAACATCGTAAAAATCACTCTCATCTGGTTTCTTAAACTTAAAATTTTTCGTATTAGTTGCCATTTGGTAAATCCCCCTTTGTTATCTGGGTGTGAGTCAGCTGCCTTAGCTCCTCATACTGATATCCATTCATTTCCATTGCCCGCGTTTTCAAATGCCCGTTCCGAATCTTATAATGCGTATAGGCTACAAGCTGAGCATGCGTAAAAGTTCCGACCGAACCATAAGTGTTAAATATATACTCATATAAAACCTTGAGGTGCGCAGGAATCGCCTCTTCAATACTCGCTTTAATATCCGATATATTCCCTGGTATTCCTGATGTGCCGACAAATCGGGCGATCACCGTATATACCGAGAAGTTCTCCTGTAACTCCACAGCGGCGTTTGTATAGCTTTCCGCGATGTGCTGAATCAAAGATGCCGTAGTAGTTCCTGCTCCCGATACTCTTGCAGCAATTCTCTCACGTCTATACCGGTCGGATTTATCTGCATCTGGCGACAGACCGAACATTTTTTCGTAGCGTGATAGCATTTCGTTTCCAGATGCTTTTGACCAAAATGTATCATTCGTGGTCCTCTTTAAAACCGTTTCCAAATTTTCAGTAACCTCAGATAAAATTCTCTGCAATTCCTGCATCGTCACATTATCATCGTAATATTCAGGTAGTACGCTACTAAGCTCCAAGCACTCGCACCTCCTCCAGACTGACGGCTCCCATCACTGGAATTTCTTTTGCCGCAATCGAAATATTTCCAGAAGTACTGTTAAGGGTCAATTCATCGTAATCTTGCACTCCGTCTGTATTCAGCAAAATGCTTCCGACTTTTGCATAGCTGACCCGGTACTCTTTAAAAATTGTACTTTTGAGGTAATCGTCTAAGTTCGACTTGAAAGCTGCCAAAACATCGCTGATCGTCTTGGATCCGCCTAAAAGCACCTTCGCTGATACTACAACCGTATGAGCAGTTGGACTTGATACAGTTACGGATGCTCCAATCGGACGCACTGTTTCTATGTACTCGGATACCGGTGCCTCCAGGGATGCGTTAATCCTGCGATCGGAGTCCACAATCAACACACCGACCGTCCCCGGTCCCGAATCCAACGGAAATATTTTTGCATCCCCTACTCCTGTCTCTTATACACATCTCCGAGCCCACGAGACCGTACTAGATCTCGAGACTGGAGCTTCGTCACTTTCTCTATCTGCTCCATCCGTAATGATATCTGTCACTTCCGCCGTCACTCCATTTACGGCAGACAGCGACGCCAGCTCCCCAGTATAAATGTTTCCGATTTTTCCTGCCGTTTCACATTCAGCTTCATATACATTCTCATCAAGCTTCTGCGTCACCGTATAAACCACATTTTCAATCGCCCATCTGCTGCCGATAGGAATTTCTCCCGACACGGTAATTTTCCTAATCGCCGCACTCGCCTCTTTCCGCGTAACGCCATACCCACTGACTGCCCGATCCAGATACTCGCCAAGGGCGGTGTCTGGCAGAAGCAAATCAATAAAGTTTTCAAGCTGGAAATACTGGTCTGCCAGGAAATAGGCAGCCGGAGCAAGAGCATCATAAATGATACTCCCCTCTCTTTTATCCACATCGTCTGAAACCCTATTAAGCATCTCCTGCAAGATGCTTTCATATGTCATCTTCTCATACAACACCCTCAACTCCTTCCCGCATCACTCCGAAAATGCTTACCACGTCAAACGTACAGCGGCAGACATTCCCTGAAAATTCGAACTTAAAATTCTCGACCTCCATGATTCTGTCATCTTCAGACAATGTCTCCTGAATCATCCGCTTGAGCTCCGGCCGCACATATTCCGGACTCTGCCCGATTAAATCCCGCCAGTTTACGCCGTAGTTAAAACTATAGATGGGATATTCAAATTGCTGGGTTGATAATCGTTTATGGATAGCTTGGGACAGCGCCTCCAACTCAGATACAAATCCCCGGATAGCCGTCCGAGACACGTTATAAGAACAGTTTGAAAAGCTCTCGGCTTCCAGCCTTGTATCTGTCTGCAATTTCAATTCATCCGCCATAATCAGCCTCCTGACGTCATGTACGGCTTATTGATTATTTCAAGGATATAAAACTCCTCCCATCCGGTCGACGCAAGCATCCGGACTTTGTCCCCTGCTGCCAATTTAGCCTTCATATTTCCGGACAGCTGAGCAGCAGGAATCGTAAGCCTGGCATCTATCTGCACACCTGCGCCGTTGTATGTGCCAATCAAGATAGCAGGCAGCTTCACCGTGTTCAAAAAAGCCTCTATAACAATTTTTAATTTCTCGTTGATCAATTTGCGATCACCTCCAGTTCCATCGTGTGTACTGGCAAATACTTATGAGTAACTGTTTTCACAATCACCCGCCGATTCAAATCAATATCTTCTACACTGCCGAAGATGCTGCATCCCGCTCTGACAGAGTGATCCCCCAAGCAGGAAAGCTTAATCGTTTCTTTCTCATGGTTATATAACTGCAAAAGCTTCTTCGCCTTCTCCTGCAGCTTTGCGACATCCACGCTCTTATCTGACATGTGCTCATAATATTGCAGATTGCCGTATCGATTCACCGAATCCTGATCGGATTCCTGTGCCGTCTGGGCTTTGCCGCTGTTCTCATCCATCCACGACAGCTTTACGATGTTGTAAAAATTATCATCGATTGATTTCTCCCAGCTGTAACCATGCGCCAAAGAGCCGTCGCCCAGCACAAGCGGTAGCTGCAAATCCCATAGGCTGTCTAAACGTATCTCGCCGTATACATCCGACAGACGATACCAATCTCCCTGCGGATTCTCCGCTGTCTTTGTGTTGAGCAGCGTATCGGATATTAAACCGTAAATTACATCAATCCAGGTATCCTGATATTTAACCTTGTCTGACGGAACCTTATAAGCGACCGCCGGCATCGTACCAGCTTTCAAGTTAAGGAACTTACACATAGCCTGTGTAACAGTGCAGATATCATCCTGACCGCCTTTCAGCGTGATGATATCTTTCGCCTTTCCATACCGCAGCTGATCGTATGCCTTGATTTTCACTTTGCGGTCTTCTCCCATACTTACCTTAAAAACCATGCCGAAGAATATACCATCCGTCTCACTGGTATTGGTAAGACGTACCACATCGCCGTTCTCAATCATCAGCTCGTCGTCATACAAATATGAAAATTCCAGAACAGACGAGCCGTTGTTCAATTCATCCTTCCAGCTGATCTCCTGGCACATCTTGGATATCTCTAAAATCTGTCCATTATTTTCAACACATAACTGCATCGGTCGCCCCTCCCTTCTTTACGACGGTATCGAAAACGTCTGTCCGGGATAAATCAGATTCGGGTTCTTAATCTTGTCCGAATTAGCGCCCACAATCTTTGAATACAGGCTTCCGTTCCCATAAAACTGTTTCGCAATCTTCCACAGTGTGTCGCCAGATTGTACAGTATACGTTTTTCCTTGCTCGACTGCGGGGTTTGCAGGCTGCGCTGTTTGCGGCTGCGCTACGGTAGCGGCAGGCGTTACAACCGCCATATATTTTTTACCGGGTGCTTTGTACTGCAAAAAAGAAAGAGAGAGGTATTTATCCCCTTCCTCTCCCGCTTTTTCCGTAATAGTACACGATTCAACCAGAACTTTTACCGATTCATCGTCCGTCTCCCCATTTGAATAAATCAGCCAGATCGGCTTCTTATTCTTCTGCGCCTTTGTGATAGCGCGGATATAACGATCCGGATCAGCTCGTCCGCCTGGCTCCATGTAATGCATCTCCTGATGTGGCAGCTCACAGCTGAAATCATAACTCCACAGCTCCGCATATTTGGGAACACATACCTGCCCCGATTGCAACACCTGATACTTTTCCACGTTTAACTTCTGCGTTTTCTTTATCTCTTCCGGGTTGACCGGAAGTTTATACTTTTTCCCACTGATTTTCAAATATACACTGTAGCTCATCAGTACAATCCCTCCGGTGCTGTGTCTATCTCATCCTGTAATATCTGTGCGACGGCTGGACCGATCTTCTCGTAATCCATTTCACGGTTAATATCGCCCGTAAAAGTAATCTGAATATTCGGTGCCAGCGTGTTCTGGGCAATTCGGGCAACATAATCACGCTCCGCCAACTCCCGAAGATAATCAACATCTTCATCTTCCAACTTCACGTTCATACTTCCGTTCTTTCCCGCACCTTTTACGGTTGCCGGATTTCCCGCTGTGCCCGCCGGGATACCGCTGAAATCAAGAGTGCTGCCGCCCGCACCGCTTATAAAATTCGACACCTTACTGCCAAGGGTCGAACCTTTGGAGTAGCCTTTACTCGCAGCCACCGTATAATCCATTAGCTTTGGCTGTTTTACAAACTCTTTCCAGCCACTCTCATCCTTTATGGATTTCGTTTTTGATTCTATCTGAATTTTCAAATTCTCTAAGCCAGATGTTATATCCTTAGTAACTCCAGGGATTCTATTGATAACACTTTCTATCGCTTTCGCCATATTTATAACATAGCTTATACACGTGTTTGCCATATCCAAAAACAGTACTTTCACTGCTGCCACGGGACTATGAAAAACATTTCCAATAAAATTCGCAAGCATCGCAAATCCGTTGTACGTTGGATAGATGAAAGTATTATAAATTCCAGCCCCCAGCACATAAACAGCCGCGCCAATAATTCCTGTCGCACTTACAGATGCCCCCGTCAATTTATTGAACGCGGCCACCCCTGCATATAACGCAACCACCAGTACAACAAGCCCTAATGCCATCAATCCAGCCGGATTCATCGCACATATCGCATTCCACACCCCTGCCGCCGCATTCAGCACCCACTGAGCCGCTGCCGCCCCATACGTGAAAGCTGCGTAAACCCCAAGTCCCGCTGCTATGCCTAGCAGGATCGGACCGATGATGTCCATATTATTGGCGATCCAGTTTAGTGCAGTTAAAAACGGCGCCGACGCCTGCTGAATTGCATTCATGGCCTGCGTCCACAGCTGCGCCCATGTCGTAGGCATGGAGTTAAACTGACGGTCTATATCACCCATCGCGGCAAGCTGGGCATTCTTAACAATCTCAGCCGTAACCGCCCCTTTCTCCGCATATGACTTGATAGAGCCTTCCGCCCATCCCATGTACTTCTCGATGTTACGGGCGATACTTGGCGCTGCTTCCAGGACAGAATTGAGCTCATCGCCACGTAGGGCACCTGCCCCCATCGCCTGCGTAAGCTGCGTCATGGCACCTGCCGCCGCACTCGCCTCTGTTCCCCCAATGACAAACTGTTTATTGATGGATTCCACAAATCCAATCAGCTCATTCTGATCTTTAAACGCTTTTTTTGCGTTCAGACCAAGGCTTGCAACACCGCCTGCCGTGCTTTCATAAGAGGCTCTGGAACGTTGCGCCGACGCGTAAACATCCTTCTGCAGGTTCTGGTTGATGACATTCCCGTCATTGTCTTTATTAATCAAATTCAGGCGGGTGTTAGCGTTCATGTAATTATCAGACGCGGACATCAACTTGCTGCCTACATCCACCGCGGTTTTTACGGCGAATATCTTCCCGAGGACACTGGCCGCTTTTTCGGCTTTGGACTGAGTTTTATCAACCTCATCGCCCATGCCCTTAATCTTGCGTCGGGCTTTATCCGCCCCTTCGCCCGCTCCCTCGATACCTTCTTTCATCCGTTTTCCGCTCTTCCCTGCCTTATCCAGGCTTGTTTGTACACGATCAGCCGCAGAACTGACACCCTCTACTGATTTTCCCGCTCTGTCGGCGGCGTGCAAAACACGGTTGATGCTGGATACAAAACCTGCGGACACCAATTCGAATGTCGCTCTTAATTTTGCCATCTATTTTTTGCCCCCTTCGCGGCACGTTTCTCCGCCTCGACTCGCATTTCACAACTGGCGGCAATAAAAGCCTTCTCCCGAACCGTCATGCCCGCAAGCTGGTCCGGGAGAATATGTAACTTCTGCAACGCAAAGTGCGCCAACAAGAACTCTGGATCACTTTGCTTTATTCGTTTTTTACGTCATTTTTTAAAGCCTCAAAATCTTTATCCGCACCGGACAGATTCTGAACAGCCTCAACCAAGGTATCATACTCACTTGCGTAAAGCATCTTCTTTAACAGCTTGGCTTCTCCCAGGACACCGTATGCTTTCTGCAGTTCTGCGTTCGTTAAATCTGGAAATACCACGGCCGCCACCGTAAACTCATCGACATACTTTGTACGGTCAAAGGTGCTATTGCCCTTTTTATCCGTCTTGATACACGTTCTCTGGATTCTATCGCAGACCTCCTGCTCCAGCGGACGGATCACAAACGGAACCGGCTTCCCGTCTTTCCCTTTAAACCGTGCAGATACAATAACTTCTTTTTCCGGCGTAATCTCCGGATGTAAAAAACCATATAAATCTCTTACTGTCTCGCTCATATGCTTCTCTCCTATCTCATATTTTCCGGAAGCTGGAACGCTTCCAGGCAATCGCAATCATCAAAGGTAAAGTCCGAATCAAAAGTAATCGGGTCTTCGCTATCGTCTTCCAGATACGCCAACGGGATTGTATTTAAGACTACATGGAACAGCGATACCGTCTGACGACCGACCGTTGACTGCGGATCTTCATTTGTAAATTGCATTGTAAATCCGGTATACTTGCCCGTTTTCTTATAGTTGACAAAATCTTTCAACGCATCTGAGTTCATAAAATAAAAGGTTCCACTTCCGGAGCCGGTCGCACCCACTACCTTATGCTGGCTCATTCTGTGCCCCAGCAGTTTCCTTTCGGTAACTTTCAGCTCCACATGAGCATCTACCTTGGATAACTCATAAAGTTTCCGATTCTGCCCGTTTATTGTGATATATCCGCTTCCTTCCGAACCTGCGAGAGTATCGGATAACATCGTGTAATTTTCTGCTGCCATCGTCTAACCTCCTTATGTCAGATTCACATTGATGTACGCCAGTTCCATACTGCCCACCAGCTGGATGCCACAGTTTACCAACACCGCATTGATTGCATTCCCCGCTTCGACCGTCACATTGTCTGAATCAAAGTTCTGGATCGCACCGCGGCGCTCAAGGTCCGCAAAGTACTCCACCAGCATTCCCTTGAAGATCATCCGGCCGGAGGCATTATTGTTGTACTTGCCTTTAATATTGGCATCCCATACCGACTGAATGTCGCTGCGGATGCCGCACGCAGTACGCACGGAGCGGTTCTGCTTCATCAGTTCGCCCTTGGTCTGCGTGGTCGATGTCAGCGAATTGACATCCGCAACCACTGTTACATTCTGGCTGCGATCCACATCCAAAAGGAACTTGCCCGCCTTAATCGCGTTTTCCTGTTCTGATTTTCCCATTCTAGGATTCACATCAATCGCCCCAACAAACCTCTGCGCCGTGTTCGATTTCGTGATGCTTGCCCCAGCTGTGATACCGCCGATCCACGCTGCCGTTTCATAAGCCGTCAGACTTGAGCCGTCCGAAAGCATAACCCCCTGCACACTGTTGATGATGTACTCTGAATCCGCTACATAGTTCGGTAAAACCGCCGTCACGTTCTTGCCCTCATCATCCTGCGCAGACTTAATCCATGTCGCGATTGTCTGCTGTGCTGCCGAACTGCCTGTTCCCGACTTGGCATACGGATATACCAGCACATCAAAATCGACTGTCTTTAGTGCCGCCAGCATCGCCTCTACGTGTTCATCTGTGTGGGATGCCGGGAGCTTATACAGCAACACAGTTTTGGCACCCAACAGCGCCAGACCTGCCAGTTTCTTATCCGCTGCCGTTGCATTTTCCGGATAATTCGCTTCTGATGCAGTAATCTCATAAATCTGATTGTCCGCGCCCTTTGAAAGCTCCTGTGCGATTACCACGGTACCGCGTTCTCCGGCGGTAATACTTAACGGCGTATTCGTCAGGATATTGATATACGCCCCTGGAATTACCTTGTTCTGGCTTTCCCATGTACCTGCCATCGTTATTCCTCCATTTCTACGTTCGTCTTCATTTCTTCCATTCTCGGTTCCGTTGCTTCTTTGAGCTCCGTATAGGTAACACTGAACAGAAAATGAAGAACATCGTCCGTTACGTTTGTATTTTTTTCTCTCACATAAAAGGAGACGCCATCTGCACTGATCAGATCAAAGCGCCGAAGCATCTCCTGTTTTACCTTTTCACATTCTTTTCTGCGATCCTGTATCTCAGCAGTTGGAAAATACTGGACATCAAAACTCTGCTTTACCCGCTGATTTCCAGCTAAACACCGGTTGCTCTCGGTATTCGTAATCAAGACCAAAACAAAGGGCAGCTCCGTATTCTGTGGGATGTTATCCCGGTAAACCCGTTTGAGATCCGGAACCGCCGCCCGGCACTCCGCCGCGATTGCTTTATATAACATATTAATCCCCACTCTCATGCTCCTTCTTGATTCTTATCAACTCTGCCTCAAACAATACCGCCAGCCGCCTATCAATGTACGACACGCCTTTTTCCAGCAGATATGTTCCTTTGACAAAACCTTTTGTCGGACCTCCGCGCTTTGTCACAATGCGATGCCCATAATTCCAATATGACGCATATTCGGCGCTGTTAACCAGCACTTTCTTCGTCCCGGATGCAGACTTCGATGCGGGCGCCGATCTCCATGATTTTTTTAGTAAGCCACCCACCACTGTTCCGCTTACCGCAAAACTGACAACCTTCCCTGCATCGGGACCATTCTTAATGGTAAACGTAACCGGATTCGGATGTCTGCCCGTCGGAGTCCGGTCTTTCAGCCACCGAATCCCCTCATTTACCGCTTTATTCAGTACCTTGACATCTATTTCCGACAAATCGTCAATTTCAGCTTTAAGCGCCTTCCGGAACTCATCGATAGCTGCCTTGTTCCGCCTATAGTTTGAACTGCTCACAGTGTCTCACACCTCTCCACGCGGCACTGATACTGGAAGCTATACGGATGTATCTCTCCTGTTCTCAATGTAACCTGCTGCCCCGTGCGCAATGTAACAACAACCTTATCACCTTCCCGGATATCTACCCCCAAGCCACAGAATAACTGGTTGCCGGACTGCACATTCGGAACAGGGGCTCCGGCATTATTCTGCCCGGAAACGCTGTATCTGCATTTGATGCCGGACGCCACACACACCTCGGCGGAGGTATCAAATCCAGCCTCATCTTTCGTGCCCTGATATCGGTACACATCCATCGTAGAATCATACATCACTTCGTATGGATTAAACATAGCCTCTCAACCTCCTAAACCGGCGCAGAGCCGTTTTGTCTGCATCAGTCAGACCATATATGCCCTCCCGGCTGTTACTGCCCCCTGTGACATAGGTAACGCTTCCATCGCCCTCTTTAATGCTGGCAATATCCTGTTGATAACCAGTGCCTTTAACCGTTTCATAATTGATGATTCCCTTGACCTTCTTCCGGATATACGGCTCCAACAGCTCCGGAAGTTCGTTCTGGTTTAAGTTACAATAGTCGCAAACATTGAAAATGACATCGGAGATATCAAGATCCCGCGTGTCATCCGTTAGTTTCAGATTTTCTTTCACGGTTTCCCGCATCTCCGACAAAGTCATATTCAGCCTCCTTATCCCAGCTTATGTTTAAATGCTACGATCCGGATCTGTTTCGGTTCATAAACCGGCTTCCAGTTCTTCGGGTTTGCCACCTCAGTTCTGGACGGTCCTTCTGTCTTCTCCACCTCCGCATTCTGCCAAGCGATTCCTCTCGGATGCAGGATCGTAGTTCTGCGGTTGATCAGATAGTCGATACCAGAGCCTTTACGTTTCGCACGATCGGTCTCTGTCGGCACATCGCCCACCGGATGACCGTTGCCGAGCGCTACAGCTCCGTTACCGAACAGATATGTCGTGTACACATCGCCATCGACCGGGCATCCATCATCGACGATAACTCGTTTTCCCTGGTACACACCGAATGCAACATCGCTGGACGGCTGCACCGTCTCAATCAGGTTCTGTTTTTTCAGATATGCCTCCGTTGCAGAATGCATACAAACACCGGTCAGCTGCGCTTTTGCGTCGCCCAACTTCTGTTCTGCATCAATGAATGCTGAACCAGACCAATTTGCTTTCGCGCCACTCAGACCAGAAATGTCCAGAATATTAGACGCCAGTCTGGTTTCTGCCGGAGGAGTTCCAGATCCACCTGCCGGTACGGTACCAAACACGCCTTTGAGGATGGCGATCAATTCTTTCTGCATATCACGCTCCCAGAATCTGGCGACCAGAGTACCAATTGCCATCATGGGATCTGTTCCCGCAAGTGCCGCTGCCAGGTCTGTTGCCGACCACATCTTTGCACGGCGAAGAATTACCGCTACATCCTTGTTTGATGTAATCTTGTTGTCTGCAAGATCCGCGCCTTCAATAATCGGCTCAGACTCTCCAGTCAAATCCTCGAAGAACGGCATATTGACCATCGGGGATGCCTGGGAAGCCAGGGCATCAAACTCTGTATTATTTGCAATAATTCCGCTCTGGTACAGCGCGGACAGTTCCATCGTACGATTAATCACATACGGATTAAAAAGTTCCGGGACAATAACGTCCTGTAAGGTTGTTCCTGCCATTTAAAATTCCTCTCTTTCTTAAAGTTTTACCCCAGCTGCAGCCGCCATCTGCCGTGCCTGCTCCGGGTTCTGCTTGAACAGGCGTCCCTGTTCCGTCAGATTGTACGTTTCTTTCGCGAACGGGTTATTTACAGGCGGCTTTCCGCCGCCAGCCGGATCGTATCCACCAGTACCGCCGGCATTCTTAAACAGGTGTGGAGAAGATTCCCTCATCGGTTTCAGAACATCATCCAGACCAATAACCTTTCCATCCTTGTCAAAGGTAAATTTATCCAGACCGCCTTGCTTATAGATGATGTAGTCTGCATCCGTGACGCCCGCCTCTTTCAGCTTATCCTTCAGTGCATACTCTTTTCGGGTATTATCCGCCTCCGTTTTAAGCCTTGCCGTCTCCACTTCATAATCTTTGACCTTCTGCTGCAGCTCTGCGTTATCCGCATTATTTTTCTTCAGGTCCTTGATTGTCTCACTGGCTGTGCTCAGCTCTTTTACTTTGTCATTGTAGTCCTGTTTCGGTACCGCGTGCTTTGGAAACTCCGCGTTGATCGCTTTCACGGCTGCCTCAACATCCAGTTTTCCATCAGTAATTACTGCTTTTTCTAAGATTTCTTTTAACCATTCCACGTTACATACCTCCATAGATTTTTATTCCCGCTCTCCGGGTGTTGGGATCGGCCGGTTATACTCCCGGCAGAGTAGGCCCAGTTTTATGCCTTATGGCAGGGCATAAAAATAACACGCATCTCTGCGTGCTTACCGCTCGATCTTATCGCATTTCGTGCACCGCCGTACATAACCGAATCCCGGCTCCGGTGTTTGCAGTAGTGATGGCTGCACCGGTGCCGTCTGATCCACTTGAAGATTCCCGTTATGATCACCTCCCTGTTGTTGCGATATCGCAACGGATTATTTGACTTCAATATCCGGAATTATTCTTTCCGGATAAAATACCAGCTCATAATGATACTTGTCCGTCCCTTTAGGCTCCGTCTGCTCCATCACGTAACAGGTCCAGTCATTCAGATAAATGTAGTCCTTATAATACTGATCCTTTCCAGTCTTAATCGTTACTACCAATTCATTTGACCTATTATTACTAAGTGCCATATACCCTTCTGCCTGAAGCATGATTGTATCTGTTCTTGCATTCGTAACCGTGATTTTGCGGTAAACATTAAATTCATCCGCGTCCTTTGACAGATTGTGATTCACTGTAGATGCCGTTGAACAGCCAGATACTCCCACAGCAAAGCAACACGCCATCATAAGTGCTAAAAGTTTTTTTCTCATAAACCTTAAATCTCCTCTCTCGAAAACGGGTACAAAAATACCACCAGCCTACTGACCGGTGGTATCTTTCAATTTATTTCGAATCTGTGTTTTATAATCTTCAATCCCATCGTATTCATCCCAGTTATAAGGTGGAAACGGTGCGGAGTACATCTCCTTCCATCTTGACCGAAGTTCTTTCAACTCTTCATCCGTCTTTAAATACTGTATTAACCCCATCCTCCGACCTCCTTATAAGCCTCATACAAATCTGGAAATAATTCTTTGATTTCCTTTAAACTGTCGTATTCCAACACCTCGATGCTGTTGATATTTGCAAAAAGTTCCATGCCTATATTAGCATCTGTACTCCAATACTCTACGCTGTGTCCCGCAAACAAATACTCATTGAATTCTGCTTTACTTAACGCACTAATTATATCCGATAAAGCCATATCATATTCATATTTGCCTCCGTCAGAAAACCATTGTTTTACAAGATCAACATTATTGTACACCGTCCTCGATGCTCCTTCAATCGCTTTCTGAAATCTTGCATTTCTCCATGAATGATACTTTTTATAATCAATACGATGAGATGTTTCATGCGCTTGTACAAATGCTAAATCATATAACTCAAAGTTGGGGGCTTTTGAATTGTACATTATCACATCTTTCTGCATGTCATACGCAAATGCCACCTTTAAATCAGGATTTTCTTGATATACGGCTGTATCACTGAACATGATCATATCCAATACAGCCTTGTTCTCGTTTGCGGTGTTCGCTAATACTGATGTAAATTCATCATAAGCTTTTCTGATGATCTTATCTTTTATAACCGGCGCTTGTAGACTACTGTCTAGAAACTTTTTCTTCCAATCAGCATAGGTCATATTCTCCGGCACTTCGATGTTGTTGCCATCCTCATCCCTTGCAGCTCTCATCTGGCCTTCCGTTGGAGTATCCGGATAATACGGCACGTCCGTGCACCGGCAGAAGGGATGGAACGGAGGCATATTCTTTCCGGTTACTGCTTCAGATACCAGATAAATCTTACCATCTTTTTCTCCGCAGATACCGCAGGTCTTACTGTCCAGAGTGGCCAAAATCTGGTATTTCTCAACCCCATCCTCTTTATATCCGGCATGGGCAGCCTCACTCATCACGAACGAGCTTTCTGTGTGCAGAAGGCGGTAGGCATCGAACTTCTTGGCCTGCATCTTTTTGGCAAAGTCTTTTGCTAGGTTCTGTGGAGCAATTCCCTGAATCATCATGGTGGTCAGTGATTCCATGAGCTGACTCTGCAGGTGATCCTTCTGCTTCCAGAGCCTTGTGGAGAAATCCGCGCCATTGAATGGGTATTTAAGAAGCTCTTCGACTGTCCGAGGTTCAATCTGCGCAAACTCTGCGTGAAAGCCGTGATACCGGTCTGAATCGTACCAGATGCGGTGGTAAGTATCGGCATAGACCTCACTCATCATCTTCCCCGCATCCGCTTCATAATCGACCGCATATAGCTCCCGGAGAATCGCATCGACCTGTGCCTCCAGTGCCTGGTACCTCGTCATACGTGCCTTGATGGACATATTGTTAACCTTCTGGTTGTGCTTGCCAATGTTCTGCATCACAAGGTCAATATACTCACGTAGCTCTCCTATTTCGGCTTTACTGAGGCGTTTCTGTGCCTCCGCATATGTGAGTCCGTTCTCTTCTGCATACTGCCAATAAAAGCTTTCTACAGTCTTCTGAAGTTCTCTCTTTGCCTGGTTGAATGCCTTTTCCAGTTTTGTGAAATATTGATTTACTGTAAGTTCGCCAGCTTTATAGGCTGCTTCCTGCCTTTTCTGCCAGTAGGCCATTAATCATCACCGCCTCCGCCGTCTGGATCGTCGATAGGGTCATTCTTCGGGAACATCTGTGAGATTTCTTCTACTTCTGATTCTTCCTTCCGAATCATCTCCATCTCCTTTTCCGGGTCTTCCACCCACGGATGATGATCCACAATGGTCTCATCTGAGATGATGCCCTTGCTCTGTGATGCAATCTGTGCAAGCTCCTGGTCATTCTTCACACTGGTTCTTGTCCAGGTCTGGACAATCGTGTCATCCTTGATTGAGATGTCACACAATCGGCAGATGCAGCGGATGAAACTTCCGAAGCCTGTTTTAAACTCCGTTTCCTGCAGTCCTGCCTTCTGCTCTATCAAGGAGTACAAAAACTGCAGTGCAACGCCAGAACTGTTCCCGAAGTTCTGCGGATCCGGATCGATCCCCATGCCCTGCTCAAAAATGCATTTTCTGGTAATATCAAGCAGCTTCTCCCTGGCCTCCACCGGCAATTCAATCGTTAAAGTCGAAACGCCTGAATGGTCGCCATCTCCATCGTTATCAATCTGTATCGCTTTGTAGTCCTTCAAATCCCTCAGGAACTGGCCTAAATCCGCACCGCCATAATTGGTCAGTATAAAGATTACCTCCTGGATGTCTTCCAGGTCATTTACAAACCCGCTGAATACTTTACAGTAGGTGTCAATCAGCGGCTTGATGTTCTTTAAGTCGTTGGTATCTTTGTTGTTGTTGAAAAAAGGAAAGAATGGAACCTCACCGACTCCATGCCGATAAGTGTTCGAGTACTCACAAAGCGAAGGATCAACCAGGAACATTTGATGCGGCATCAGCTGCCCAATCCCGTCTCCGGCTTTTAATCGATATGCAGCGCATTCAGTTTCGTTCCAGTATTCGTAAATTGTATAGGCATCCCCTGTTTCTTCGTCAATGTCCTGGTAGCATCTGAATACGCCCAGCAGCTCTTTTTCTAGGCTCTTAGTCCAGACCGGGATAACCTGCTCGGCCGGAACCACCGCATACTTCCATATACCTTTTCCGTCCTTCCACACATGCAGCCAGCCAACCGTGCAATTGGATGCCTCGATGCACAAGTCCTTACAAATCTTCGCATATTTGTCCCCGAGAAACTTTGAAAGCTTTTTGTTCTCCTCTTTTTCTCCGAGGTCAAAGATTGGAGGTGCCGTGAACATGTAAGCAGCTTTCTGATCGACTAACATGCCGTGGAAGTTAAATGGAATCCGGTTATCTGCATTTCGGAGTGGTTTTTCTTTTTTCTCTCGTTCTTCCTTCAACGGCGGGAATAAAATATCTGTTTCGTTTTCATAGTACCGCCTCGCTACTTCAGCCTTCGCCATAAAATCCGAATGCCCTACCTGATACTTCCGTATCAGCTTTTTAATCACTTCAATGTCCATCCATATCATCTCACTTTAATATCCGAATGCCGCCAACCCTGCGAATAATCGTGTAGCAAAAGTACCGGAGAGCATCGAGCGCATGATCGTGTTCTTTTACCGGCTTGTCTTCTCCGCGTTCTGCTGCCTTTGCATCCCAGATATAGGATGCAAATTCTTTAATCAGATTTTCACAAGATTTATCAACAAAAATAGAACCCGAAAGCAGCAAGGTTGCTACAAATCGGATTCCGTCCAAAACATCATTCTTTGCTTTTTTAACTTTGTATCCGTCTTTCTCCAGCTGCGCCTTGAACGAAGCAGCAGCAGGATCCAGAATCACCGCCCGAACCTTTTCTCCGGAAAGCCAAGCGGTCAAATCATCCGAAAACTCTTTATCCGTTTTCTGTCGGCCTTTATCGCGGCCGGAATAGTAATACTCTCTGCGGCAGTACCATTTCTTGTCGGCTCCCTTACTCCACAGCAGAAAGGCCGTCGGGTTCTGGGTACCATAGTCACAACTGACGTACTGGTCGCCCATCCAGAACTCGTGACCGGTTTTCTGCCGGTATTCCTCTGCAATTGCCTCTGCATCAACTACGTTTTTGTCCTGGCTGAACATGTCGTAGATGATGCCCTCAGCCATCGCCCAGAGTCCTAAGATATACCGCTTGAAGAAAACGCCGGAATACATGCTCCGGTATCGTGCTTTGATTTTTTGCGACAGACTCAGGTTGTCATCCATCGTGAAATGGATATACAACAGGTTCTTGTCTTTGCGCCGGTCGATCCAGTTAACCTTGAACCAGTGATAAGGTCCATCTGGGTTGCAGTTAAACCAGTACTTAGAACCCTCTACAGAGCATCGGCCGGTTGCCTGGTTAACGAATGACTCGGGCATCAACGTAACCTCATCACAAAAAACTCCTGCCAGGGTAATACCCTGAATCAGGTCCTGACTGCGTTCGTCCTTACCACCGAAAATGTAAAAGTAATTCGTTACATTCTTTCGGGTGATCTCCACTAGATTGTCAGCCCGATGGTCCGCCACTTGATAGCCTCGGCTCTTGAGCATCAGCTTCAGCCAAAACAGAACATTTCGCCGGAAGGAACCAATTGTCTTCCCGCACATGGCGAAGTTCTGGCCGTTGAAGTTCTCCATCGCCCAGAACACGAACGAAAGAGACATACAAACCGTTTTACCCGAACGGATGGCTCCATCTGCAATAACACCATCATAGTCCTTCACAGGGCTTTTCTGCATCCACCAGGTAAGAACCTGCTTCTGTCTTTTCGAGAACAGCTGGAATTTAAAGACCTGGACCTTTGCAGTAATTCCGCGCCGGTCTTTCATGGCATTCACTTTTTCTCGCATGTCGGTGATGCGCTGCTTAATCGTCATCCGCATCACCCCACAAGTTACTAGCCTCGGCATTCAGTGCGTCAATAAAGCCATCGTCCTCGACTTCAGTCTCCTGACCTCCCAGTTTCAATGCCGCCAGGTCAAGTTTCATCATCTCGATTTCAAGGCGGGCATCATCCACACCATAACGGTGCAATGCGTCGATGGCAGCCTGCTTCCGCCCCTGCACACGGGTCAGCGCAGCCTCGATGTTTTGGATCTGTCCCAAAACGCCCTCATATTCTCCTAAATCTGATATTTTCCCCTTTTCTATACCAGCCTTATATCCCGTTACCGTCATGCCCGGCGGGATCTCTATCTCATATCGGTTATCCTTTACCGGCTCTTCTCCCGCTTTGCGGAGTGCTTCAATCCGGTGCAACATACGACGTTCCCGGACTGTCAGAAGCTGTATCTCCTGCATGAGGAGCTTCTGCTTGTCCTCCGGGACCGCCTGTGCAAGACGCTGTTCCTCTGGATCCAGGCAATCAAAAAGGAGAGTTTCAAACTCTCCCGTGGTGACTGCATTCTTGTTTTTCTCCGGAGCCGCACCGCCTCTGTTCCCGGCAGCGTTCTTGTTTCCTGGCTGACCGCCTTTCCGTTTCGCAACGTTGCGTTTCTTTTGCAACGTTGCATTGTCCCAGTTATATCTATTTTTCCAGCTTCGGATTGTCCCTTCCGGGATTTCCAGAAGCTCAGAAATCTCAATAAGTTTCTTACCTTCCAGGAACAGTTCTCTGGCCTGTTCCATTCTGGCGTCCGGCGCTCTGGCCATGCACCACCACCTCTCATTCGTGTTTGTTTTTGGAGATAAGAAAAGAGCCACACGGGGCGACCCTTTTACTTTTCATATGCCTTGCGCGTTTCTTCCAACATATCAATCCACCCATTAAATCCTTCGATAATAGCTAAAGCAATGGCAAAACCGGCCACTTTACTAACCGCCCAGCTACTGTTGATATAATTCAGAAAATTGACAATGGCACAGTACCAATAAAAAGCTCCCTTAAACCCATTTGCCGTAGCCAATGCACGATGATTTTTTTGTTTTCGTCCATCCCACAGTCCCCATCCAATTACCACTGGTACAACTATGTAGGTTAAAATAAATCCAACATCTAACATTCTTCATTTTCTCCTTTTTTCTCATGATACCACCTGGTACCGCAAAAGAAAAGCACCCGTTTCCGGATGCCATTCTCGAAAGGATATTATTATTATGAATCACAACGCAAGTGGATCGGCGTGTTGCTCCGCCAAACAACCGCCAAATTGCCGCGGCAGGAATCGAACCTGCACATACTCCCTGCGGAGTGCTCTACCATTTAAGCTACGCTCGCACTACACACATCTTGCTGGCAGTATGTCTCGAGTCTTCGCTAGACACCCGTGCACAAAAGCGCCCGCTGTCAAGATCTAGCCGTGCAAGCTATCCTCAATCTCTCTGAGATAGTGTGTGTTCAGTTCATCCGGAGATCACCCGGAAAATCGGGACAGAAGGAATCGAACCCTCGACACGCTGGATATAAGCCAGCTGCTCTAACCGACTGAGCTACGCCCCAAGGGGTTCCCCGCCGGGACCATCTTCCAGCGGGGTTGAAGTACATACGGAGGAGTTTTCCGTCATCGTGAACCGTCCACATTCGCCGTCACACGAATGCTTGATACCATATTAGCACCTTTCATCGGGACATTGAGGGACATTTTTAATTTTTTCAAAAAATCTTTGTCTCCGTTTCTTCACGCTCTCGTCCGTATACTTCTTTCTGCGGTTTGGGAACATCCGATTCATCCGGTACGCTACCTTCGGATCACTCAAACCATCTATAAAATACAATCTGAACATAATCCGCAGTTCTGAACTCTGGATCGTCTCTATGTACTCTTCTGCCTGAGTAGTCAACTCCAAAAGTTCCGTCTCTTTTGCAGCCAGCAACTTCCTGTATCTCTCTCTGGCTTTCTGCTTTCGACAATAGACCGGGTCCGGAATACCAACTATCTTGATCGGACCTATCGTTAAATCCGCCCTGCTTCCTTTTACTGTGTCCGCCACAATCGGCGGATTTTCCAGGAACTTGTCCAGTTCCCGGATGCGTCTTCTAATATCTTTTATCTCTTCCATGACTTCGCAATACTGCAGCAGCACCTTTTTCTCCAACGGTACCACCTCCCTCTATTTTACTTCACAAGCCTTCAATGCCTATCACTTCCCTTATTTCTGGCATTCTGCCATTATTTTATCATGGTGGGGCGGGAGGGGTTCTCTGCACGTTTGGATTTTTGAGGATTAAAAAAGAGGCTGTTGCCAATCATTTAACAACAATCCCCTTTTTCAAAATATTTTCTTTATGATTTTACCCAAATTCTTTTCGCTTCATTTCATCAACATACTCTTTGTATAAATCCATAATTTTTTTCGCTTTAACATTGCATTATGACTCCATTCTGTTGTTTTCTCTTCTATAGAATTCGCATATTTTATCCATCCTTCTCTGTCGTTTTCTTTCGGTCTTTTCTCTTCTGCAAAATAAAAAGTATAATAACGTTCCAAAAACCATAAGTTCATAAAATACTTATCTCGTGCCGTTTGCCCTTTTTCATCAAATTGAAACTCTCTTATTTTAAATTGTATATCATACATATCTTTCCTAAACTTCATAAAATCAATAACCAAAGTATTCATATTCAAAAAATCATATTTATCCAACAACAAAACCTTTTGAATATCTTTTGCCTCACTAATTTCCTTTTCAATTTCATAATTTCTTCTTAATCTTCTTTTCTCATCTTCTACAGCTTTCTGATTCTCTTTTAACGTAATCCTCAAAACCACAAATGTTGCTATCGCTCCAACATAAGATGCCATAAACGAAAACCATGTTTCGTTCGTAAATCGACTTATTACAGGTGTCTTATATAAAACAAATTCCAGCACAAATGGAAAAACCACAATAGAAATTGCAATTAATAAAAAGGTTCCTATTTTCTTTGCCCACACTTTCTTTTCCATTACTCTTACCTCATTTTACTATTCTTTCAAAATATAACAAAAAACGCCTTAATTCAATGCGGTTTTTCTACTACGCTTTTTTCTTCTGTGTAACTATAATATTTTTTATCATACACCAAAAGGATGCAAAAAGGAAGCGCCCGCTTCGCGCAGAAAACGCTTCCCTCAAATCTATGCGAACCTTAACTGCCCGCCAGCATCCTCGCCCAGACGATCCGCCCGGCAGTTCGGCAGCCGCTTCGCAACGCATAACTCTTTCAGATTCGCCCGCACCAGTGCCGTAGGTATCGGCGGACACACAGCGTTCCCACAGCGCCGCACCTGCTCCGCTCTCGGATATGGCTTCCCGTCACAATCCCGGTCGATGATGTAGTCGTCCGGGAATCCCTGACAGCCGTACAGCTCTTTCGGTTCCAACATCCGCAGTCCGATATCCACAATTTGATATTCAGTACCATATATCGTTACCAGTCCAAAGCGATCCTGTGCTGTGATAGTATCAAGCGGCGCTTTTATGTCCTGCCCAGTACCGGCACCGTAATACTTCGTCAAAAACGCCCGCACCTCTCCAAAATGCCCCGGGGAGGTCGTCACTGTATGTAATGGCTCCCTAATATCTTGTCCGGTACCGCTCTTATAAAATTTACTGATAAACGATGTAACAAGACCGTATCTGTTCGAACCGTCTACCGTCATAAGTGGGTCTTTCATTCCTTGACCGCGTGTTTCATTTTGTGCTGTTTCCGAATGATACTGAATCAGTATCGGCGCAGCCACAAAATTTCGATTTCCGGTTGTTATTGTCGGAAGCGGGCTTCTTATATCTTTTCCAATATTATTTTCATTGTTGCACATAATACACGGGGCAAGTTTTGGCTCAACAACTCCAAAACCATGCTTTCCCGTAATTGTCGGCATTGGCTGCCGGATATCCCCCGGTTTACGTTCGCCGCCGTGATTGCACTGGATCAAGAATGGTTCCGGGTTATCCAAGATGAATTTCTTGATTCCGCGGGCGATACGATCCATTGTCTTTTTTGCCAGCGGGCGTACTGCCCGGATTCCGTATTTCTCTTTGATTTCTTCGGCGCTATCGAAGATACTCGGACACGGGAGTGAAAAATCCAATTGTGTATACGCCCCCACATAAGGTTTCAGCAAGCCAGCTTTTACCTCCGGGCTGTCTGCCGGTCCGTGGGTACGTCGCGCCCATACGATCGGCTTGCCATCGCATCGCGCAATCAGGAAGAACCGCTTCCGCATGGTAGGAGCTCCATAATCTGCCGCCACCAGCTCCCGGAACTGCACTTCGTATCCCAAATCAGTAAGCTGCTGGATAAATTTATGAAACGTTTTTCCTTGCTTTGCCTTGATCGGATGCTTCCGACGCCCCAGCGGTCCCCACGTCTTAAACTCTTCGACATTCTCCAACATTATCACGCGCGGACGTACCAGTCCTGCCCAGCGGCAGGCAACCCACGCCAGACCGCGAATAAACTTGTCCTTTGGCTTCCCGCCCTTTGCTTTGCTGAAATGCTTACAATCTGGAGAAAACCACGCCAGCGCCACCGGATGCCCGCCACATACTTTGACCGGATCTACCTGCCACACATCCTCGCAGTAATGCTTCGTGTACGGGTGGTTTGCCTTATGCATCTTGATCGCCTCTGGATCATGATTGATCGCGATATCTACACAGTACCCTGTCGCTTCTTCGATGCCGGTGCTTGCCCCACCGCCACCAGCAAAGTTATCTACTATCAGTTCTCCGTTAATCATCGACCTCATTCTCCTCCGGCATTATCAAGCTCTTCACAAATTTCCTCGTAATACCTCTTTTCATCCGCAAAATGATCGTACACCATTTCCTCTACCATCATTTTGGCATCATGTTCACACACTTCCTTGCCGGTCAGCAAGTCCCAGTATGTATCGAGCACATTCGATGTTGTAAACCAATCTCCCTCTGAATCTCTAAACAACGCCACTATGACTTTGGGATCCTCTCCATGATGCCCGAACACAAGCGTGTGAACCACTGCGCCGTATAGTTCTTTGTTCTCTACCCACTTTTTCATAATATCCTCCAAATTTTAAGTTTGCTCTGGAGAAAGCCCCGTTTCTTCGTAGGCATATAATCTCTTTTATTCTCCTTTTGGATTTAAAATTCAAACCTATATTTCTGCTTTATGCCAGGGTATTTCTGATGATCTACCTCGCTAAAAAACATATCATACGGTCGTGCAAATATGTCCCCCTTTTTCACAGGTAACCCTATTGACTCGCCATCGTACAAAGCCTTGTATAACACCAGTTTTTCTTTTGTTTCCGTATGCTCTGCGACTCCCAAAAACTCATATGTAAACAAAGCTCCATTTTCTTCGATCTGCTCTTTTGTAAGCATCTCTCTTTTAAAATGTCTTATGACATCGCCTTTCTTAAATCTCATCTTCCGCTCCTTAACATGCAAAATAACAATTCGACCATTGACCGCTTCCGGCGACCGCCAAAACACTTGATGGCGATGCGTCCGTGCCTGTCTCTTATACACATCTCCGAGC